ATCCATTGTTGTCATGGTTTATCTCCTTATTTTTCAGTATCTAAATCACCATTTGTTCCGTTTGTTAATTTAGTTCTGGCAATTATACGACTAGTAGCTAATACTATAAATCCTCCTCGGTAAAAATGCATTACTCTACTAAATAAACAGGTTAGTTTATTACTTAATACGTCGTTTATTTTTTAAAGATGCTGCATATATTCCACGATCGGTACCTATCATTGGACCACCAGGACGTATACCTCTCTTGTTATTTAATATACCCCATTGAGCATTAGGAGCGTGCTCACGAACAAATCCTGACTTATTATATAATATAGGATCAGCATCTTCTTCTAGTTCTTTAGTAAACATTCTTACACCATGGGCTGCTAAAATCATTGCTGAATATAAATCTTTATTTTGGCCTTTTTTTGGTGTATCAAAATGTAATGCACCGGCACCTGTCTGTGTCACTACTATGTTAAGCATCTGTTTCTTTAAAACCCTTATATTTTCATAAGCTTCAGCAAGAATGTCTGCTGTGGATAATGGTGCTTCTGGAAAAAGTAAACTCCTATCCTCTAACATTGACAATGTTGTAAAATTAGCGTCTGATATCCAAGAAGGATTAAAATTTACCATTTCTAATATATGACGACCTTTTACATTACGTTTATCTTTGTCGGTTCTATCTATTATAGGATCATAACCACCATAACCTTCCTCTAATAAATCCATGATGGCTTTACCTCCACCACCCTTATCCATAAAAATTCTTATTACATTATAAAGCTCACATAAAGTTTGTGTAACTTGTGTTAACTCTTGTGTGGTTTTCAATTTTAATTCTAATACACTTACTACTTTACTTGGTTTGCCTATCTTTATTACTACAACACCACAACTAGCACTTCCGCCTTGGCTAGGATCTATTCCTAATATATATTCTGCTCCAGGTTCACCTTTTAATTCTATAGTAAAACCACTATCTATAGTACACAGTTCTAATACTGATGCCTTAAAAAATCCCTCAGAATCTGAAATCATGGCTGCTTCATATTCCATTCTAAATTCTGCGTCTGACATAATACGCTTTGCTTCCATTATATTATTTTTATCTAAAAACCCCATTGGTAAATCCCAGTATGGAACTTGCCACACACAATATTGTGATTTATCACCATGTTCATCCATCTGCCACCAATGATCTTTCATACGACGCCACATGTGATTAATCTTATAAAATCCAGAAGAAGCCATAACCATTTTATTTACAGTATCTTCCTCAAAATCATCTTCTGTTGCGAGGCCTAGCTCTATAAGTCTGTTTTGTTTCTCCAAACGCCTTACATTCTCCATCGGTTCTAACGTTGTGGCGCCCATGGGCCTAACAACCATATCAAGTGTCTTATCTGGTATTTGAGCTAACTCATCAATAAGTAATAAATAGAAACGAGAGCCACGAATTTTTGAACCATCTACACCTAACGGTAATGCTTCTATAAATGAACCACTGGCTCCGCCGATAGATTTAAACCTTAAATAACAAGTATCTGAACCACGTGTTGGTTTTTTCTCACAAGCTTCTTTTAGAATTGGAGACTTACCATATAATTTCTCCACTTCACTGAAGATCATCTTGCTCTGGCGAAATACCGGGCCAATTAGTCCAACCCTATACCCAGGATAAAGCAAACAACTTAACACTGCCAAAGTACCTAGCATAAAAGTTTTTCCTCCGCCACGGCCCATGATAGCAATTGTATAATTCTTAAACCACATATCTTCAAAAATCAAACGTTGTATTGGTGCAAAATCAACACGTAATAAATCATAAGCAGCTATACATGGATTTTCCCTATAAAACTGAATAAGATTTGTTCCTTGATTCATTACCATTTCAAAATTACGTGACTCTTTACGCATTAATCATCCTCTTTTTTACCATCGGTACCAACATCAATATCATACCTATTACCGGTGTAATCTTTGCGTTTTTCTTCCGCTTCTCTTTCAGCTTTTCTATTCATTAATGCTTTTTCGGTTAATTCTACTTTCTTATTATTATCGAACGCTACTGCTAAATCAACTATTGAGAAACCTTTAAATTCATTTGGATCTATACGATCTTTTCTCCTAGTAGACAAATTTTCTTTAAACGTTTTATTTTCTTTTCTAATTTTTTCCACTGCACCAGAAAGGTCCAGTTGTCGATCAGGATTATCTTTTGCTGTCTTCAAAAGTCTAAATTCTAACACTCTATTTTTTGCTAAATCCATTATATCATCCATATCACCTGACGAGAGATCATCTCTATCAAAATCTGACATGTATACATCAACTAAACTATGATATAAACCAGCTTCTTCTTCTGTAAAAATTTCATTTATAGGAATGATTTCTTTTATTAACTTTGTAGGTTTTGGTGGGTTTTTCTTTCTACCGCTTCCGTCTCCGCCCATTTACACGCCTCCTAATTCATCAAAATATTCCATTGGGTCTTTACCCAACCCCTCACAAACTTCTTTAAATAACACCAACATCTCTGGCGTGACTTCATGTGAAAAATATTCTATATTATTACCAACAGGCATTTCTATACGTAGTGCATTTCTTAAAGATCTAATAGTCATAATATCATCTGCGGCATCTAGATCTTCACTAACATCATTAATCCATCCACATAATTCATCATCATCTATTCTGCAATACATGTTAATTAACTCTTCTGACAGTGGATCCTTGCCTTTAAAATAAATCAATAATGATCTAGATATTTTATCTTTTGTTTCATTTCTATGTCTTTGGCCTTTTTTTGATTCGCTTATTGCGCGTTTGCTATATTCACTCAATTTAAACCCCAATGGTCTACCTCTCCTGCCCTGCCCTTTATTCATTACATATAACCTCCTTTACAGTTGAAAACTTCTTACATTCAGGACATACTATACCTACAGTAATTGTAGTTGCTGATGTTATAAAACCACAGTTATCACATTGTATATATGTACTTCGTCCTCTTGGTTTAACAGGTTTTCTAAAAGTAAATGGTAAATTTTTATGATCTTCAGCAAATTTACTTTCTTTATGTATTCGTTCATTATGTTTCTTAACACCACCAGGAGGAATGTATCGCCTATCTGTAGAACCAGGAGTTAACTCTCCCACTTGTGTATTATTAAGAACCTTTTTTACATCTTTAGTGAACTGACTGTTCATTTAATTCTCCTCTAATTACACCGAATCCATAACACAAATCCCTTAACACAACATCTACACCCTTTGCATACTCTTTATGGCCTTTTAGAGTCAAATAAACATTGTAGTAATTACTGTTTTTGCTTGAAACTTTAACCTTACAATTTTCAATACCTAATTCAGGTATAGACAAATAACCTATATAATCTAAAAACATTGATAAATTATCCTTGTTAATGATGTAATTAAATCTATATGAATGTACTAAATTTACATCTAAATTAAAACAATTATCATTAGAAGAATACATATAATTTATCATTCTTTGTTTAAATTTACCAACCTCATTTACCTTTTCCATTATTTCTTATACCCTCCTTTTCATATTTTAAATCAATAGATAGTAGATAGAATATTTAATTAATTATCTATAATTTGCTACCATTCTTTCAATAGTTTTTCCACCATCGTTGCATAAATAAGCCGTAGTATCAAACAATACAACAAATTCATCACTATTAGATAATTCACATATCAATTCTATTACATTACGCTTATCTGGAACTATCTGTCCTTCCTTATTTAAATGGTCTTTAAGATACTGTTCAAAATCAAAAACAACATTATTAGGTAATTCATCTGGATTTTCGAATGGTACTTCTCTAATTAATATTTTTTTTACTTTCCTTATATCATCTAACATCCACCAATCTTTAGTAGACCTACTCCATGTATATCTTTCTATTTTTAATATCATACCTGTCTCCTTTTTATCTGTCTATTTTCTACCTACTATCTATGTAAAACATTATCTTTTATAATTAACGACCACTTGTCGTTTACTGGCTACATAATCTGATATGTACACACATAACTCTTCTGGTGTATATTTTTCCAAAGGTTTCTTCCATTTACCAGAACTCCAAGGACCATAATGGTATCCAACACAGTTTTTAATTATATTAAACGATTTTTCAGG